CAGGTCGGCATGATGGCGTTGTCGTAGACCAGCAGGACCGACGTTTCGAGGTTGTGCCGGTCGCTGCTGTTGGCGAGGCCGACGTACGCGCCGATCACCACGGGCGGGATTTGGAAGCACGCGCAGACCGCCGCCTCGTTCTCCTTGCTGAGCTCGCCGCCTTCCAGTCCCGCGAAGCCCAGCTTGTTGCGCGTAGCCGTGACGCCTCCGCCGATCACCAGACTCTTTCCATGGTTCCGCGCGGCTTCGTATTGCGTGGCCAGGTCGGACTTGACCTCGTCGCGCTGCTCCTTGGTGAGCGTCTGGCTCTCTGGAAAGGACAGCGTCATGCCGGGCACGACCGCGTTGTTCAGCCCGCCGCGCAGTGCGGCCAGCTGCGTGCGGTCGATCCCCAGCCGCGCGAGCGCGGCATCCAGCGGTGCGACGGTGTTGTGGGGGTCGTCCGGATCAATGCGCCGGAAGTGCACCACGTCGTCCGGGCCGTACAGTCGCCGCCCGCTCGCCGTGCCGCTCTGCGATGCGGTGACCTCGTACCTGGCGAAGAGCCGCCGCTCGGTCACCTTTCGCCCCGCCACGGTCACCTCGGCATCGCCGGAACGCGTCGTGAACTCGTTCTTGCTGAACGCGTACAGCGACGCCACGCGGCCCATCCGGTCGCGGTTCTTCACCCACAGGCAGCCGCCAGTGCCGTCCAGGTGGAGGCTGGTCAGCTCCAGCAGGTCGGCCATCTCCATGTCGGGATTCGGCCGCTCCAGCACCTGGGCGAGGGGATGGTCGCCCGTCAGCCACGTCTCCTGCCCGTCCTTCTCTTCCACGATCCAGAGCGGCGGCTCGATCAGCTTCTCGGCGCGGTACCGCATGCAGGCGTAGGCCAGCCAGGCTCCGCGGTACCACCCGCCGAGCGGTGAGGCGGTGTCCTGCGTCCGACCGTTGGCGTCGATGGGGACGAACGTGACGCCTGGCGCGATGACCAGCGCCTTCGCTTCCTGCTGCTGCGCGGCGGCCTTGCCGTTCCCGTTCGACGACGGGGCGGCAGGCGGATGCGGCGGGAAGAAGCGAAGGCGAGAGGCCAAGCGGCCTGCTGGGCTGAGGGGAATGACAAAACCCCAGCACTCACGCGGAGTGCTGGGGGCCTCGTACCGGGCGGATGGTGATGCCGCAGCCTGTCGCGGCACCACTGTCTTGTCGCGAATGATGTGCCCAGCGGGCACGTTCTGTCAAGCTGCGTTCGCGTATGCGGCGGCGGTGATGTAGTAGATGGCCCCGCAGCCCCGGCGCTGACACTGGTATGTTCCGACGCGCTGATCGGCCGGCCGGTCTCGCATCGCCTCAACGAAGTCGGGCGTCACGCGGGTAGCCGGGCGCGCCCCGCAGCCGGGGCATACGACGGCAGGCCGAAGCAGCTGCAGCGGCGGTCCGTCCTTCTCCAGCGGCACCCCTTCAAGGAGAGCGACGGGCTTCGCGCTCACCCGAGGTGACCGCTGCTCGGGCTTTGTGGATCGCGTACCTCGGAGGCGCCGGCGGCGGCGCTGGGGCAGCTCAGTCATTCAGGCGGCGAAGGCGAAGGGGACGGGACGCTCCTCGAGCATCAGCTCGGTGAGCGCCCACACGACGGCGTCCAGCCGGTTCGGTGACGGGGAGTTCGGGCTCGGGCGCCAGCGGCTCTGCTCGCGTTCGAGCTCCACGAACACGCCAACGTGGTGGACCCGCCCGTCTTCGTAGAGCTTCTGCACGGGCTCCGCGCGTGTGAGCTTGCCCCTGCTGGCGTGGATGAGCTTCACGGGCGGGGCATTCGCCACCGTGCCGATCGTGATGGCCACCATCTCACCGCCGTTGTTGGACTCGGCAACGAGCACGTCGGCAGCCCACCGGTGGTAGCACGCGACCGCCTCTCGCGCCCACGCGGCCGGTCCGCCGGCGACCGTTGCGTCCTCTAGCACGTAGCCGTGCACCATCCCCCCGATGCGCGCTATCCCGGCGGCAACGATACCGGCCTCGTCGCCGCCGCTGGTGGCGTTCGGATCGACGGCGACGGCGATCCTCACCAGGTCGGGCAGCGCCTTCCGCGCGATGCGGAAGGGGTCGAGGTCGCGCGCCCGGTCCCACAGCCCGTCCTCGTCCTCCTCCGTCTCGTGCTGCGCCTCGCGCAGGAAAGCAGGACGGCCCCACTCGTTGAGCTGTGCCTCGCACGTCGCGAGGTTCTGACCCTCCCACGTCGGCGTGCCGCCCGTGATCCGGTAGAGGCGGCGACCGTCTGGCTGGATCTCGCTCTCGTACTGGAGCCCCCGAACCGCAGGCTCCTCGTGAGTGTGCCTGTCGAGCAGGAACTCGGCGCGCCCGTCCACCAGCTGCGCAACGATGCTGGCCGAGTGGATGCGGTTCTGCACCACCAACACCGCAGCGTCGACCGACCCGGTGGGCAGCACGCTCTCGGTGAGCGTCTTGATCTTCTTCGCCGTGGTCTCGGCGCTGTCGTGCCTTCCGTCCACGTCATCCAGTACGATGAGGTCGGGCCTCACATCGTCGAGCTTCACGCCGCGGCCGGCCGCGTCCAGCCCCAGCGCCAGCACGTTGAACCCGTTCGCCACGCGCAGGAGGTCCATGCTCCAGCCGAGCGAGTTGCCGTAGGCGCTGACTGCCCGTGGGATGCCGAGCGCCTCGAACCTGGCGCGGATCCCCTGCACGTGCTTGTTGGCCTGCTTCTGCGTGGCCGAGACGTACAGTGTAAAGCGCCGCGTCTGCTTCATGCCGACCCGCACCACGCCCAGGCTGGCGGTGCTCGACTTGCCGCCGCCACGGGGCCACGACTCTACGCGGTGCGTCGGTTTGACCCCCGGGGTAAGGGACTCGATCCACGCCCACAGGCTGCGGTGCCGCTCGCCCATCGGCTGCACCACGGCCGCAGGGAAGTGACGGCGGAGCCATGGATCCAGCGGGTCGGTGTCGGGCGGGTACTGGGACGCACCCTCCGTCGGCTGCGCCCACGCCTCCAGCAGCGTCGCGAACGCGCTCACTGTACGGCACCGACGCTCTTGAGGATGTCCACCGTGCGACCTTGGATGCGGGCGGTGAGCGCCAGGTCTCCAGTCTCCTCGCGCACGGCGCGCAGCACGGCCGCCGCGAAGGCGCGGATCTGCTCGCCGGTGAGGACGTCGTGCGCCAGCTTGACGCGCTTCGCCTCGGTCTGCGCGAGCGCGCGACGCTGGTCGATGAGGTCGAGGAGGTAGCGCCTGGTCCGGCGGATGTCCACCTCGCGCTGCTCGCGCTCCTTCTCGTCGAACTCCTTCGCCGGCAGCTCGCGGAGTTGGTCCAGGCGCACGGCGGAATCCTCGATCTGCGCGGTCACTAGGGCGATCTCGTCGCGGAGGGCGATGTAGTCGAAATCCTCCAGGTGCCGCGCGTACTTTTCGGCCAGCACGCCGGAGAGCGGGTAGCGGGAGCGGGCGCCGGTGACGAACGCCGGGCTTGCAATTCCGGCTAACGACTTGCCGCCATGCAAGTTACAGCGCCCGTTCGGCCCGCCGGAGCGGCGGCACGGCGAGCCCGCGCGTGTCTTCGCTCCGCACTCCTTCATGGGGTCGCGGGCTGTTCATGGGGTTGCGCTGCCGCGCCGGGCGGGCGCCCATGGCGCCGTGCCGCTCGCAGATCCATGCCGCCCTCCACCGCATTCCGCACCGCCTCTCCCACCATCGCCTCCCTCCTGTGCATGTGGTTACCGCGCGGGACACGCGAATTCACTTAATTCTTTGAACCTTCACGCGCGCGCGTACGCATACACGCGCGCGCCCGCCCCCCGAAGGGGGGCGCGCTGCGGGTAGGGTCGAGCGTGCCCGGCGAGTCGATTGGCTTCAGGAAGCCAACGAGAGCGTGCCCGAGGACGTTTCGCACAGAAGGTGCGGGGCACGCTCTCGCCGGTAACGGCGCGGGAAAAGCGTGCCCGGCCCGAGCGTGCCCGAGCGTGCCCAGGAGCCGTCGAGGCACGGTCCATGTTGCTCCGCGAGCGTGCCGGGCACGCATTTCCCGCGTGCCTGCTGACTGGGCACGCTCCGCGTTGAGCGTG